ATTCTTCACCTCTCTCTTTTTTGCGTTTGATAAATTCAGCATAAGCTTTTGCAAATGCATTTGGGTCGGGTATAAATTCAATTACTATTGTCTTACCCATTTATGCTCCTCCGTAATAACCATGCCATTTTCCTTCATGGTAGAAAGTAGGTTCCCTTTCTTTCATATAAGCATCGTAAATACTATCATGCACAACCTCTATAATTTTATTACCTTTGCTATCTACTCTTCTAAATTCACTTTTTGGAAGAACCTCAATTTCAAAAGAATCGCACCATTTAACTGCTATCTCATTGTGTAAATAATCTTGAATTATAAAAGTCCTATAATTCTCTCTGTTGTTTTGCCAATAAATCATCATTTTTCCAATGCTCACAGGGTTAGTGTATTTTTTAACCATAGCATATTAGTTTACCAAGCATATATAAGCTTTTACCTTATGTTTTGTGCTTAGGCCTATATTTTCTAGAGCTAATTCAGATTCCGAAAGCATATATAATTACAACCTTTTCAGAGTTGCAAGTGAGTACAATGCCCAAGCAATCATTGTAATCAAAACTGCCATTAAAAATCCTGCAATTATTTCAAGAACGATTTCCAACCATGTCTCCTACTATCGGCGTATAGATAGATTCTATTTTGCATTTGTAACAATCAACCACAGGCCTGCCATTCTTTTTATTTTCTTCACTAAACATAAAATGATGTTTCTCTAAATGTCGATGTTCTTCTTCCCAACGCTCTCCGCAAAGAAAACAATCAAATCTCCATCTCATTTAATCAACTCCAAACATTTTTTACAATTTACAAAACTGATATGTCTATTTGTCATAATCCTATATTCCTGTTTTGTACAGCTATATCCACAAAGTGTTGTTTGTTCACTGTGTCCTGCTTTGTGTCGCTTCATTAATCTATCGTAATAACGGACCCTTGAAAACAGTTGTTGATGTCAGATACACCGTGTTTAAGCTTAACATAGCAATGCTTACAATGAATCTTGTCTTCTGCCATTGTACTCCATTTAGCAATCGCTTCTTTGCATTCTGGACATACCTTCCATTCTTCTTTTGTTAACGGATTGCCTTTGTTCATAAACCCTCCAACAAACTTTCTAATGACTTTACTGGCTCTTTATTCTCCTTAATCCAAACAGGTACATAATCTAGCTCAGCACTTAATTTACCTCTTAGATAAACATTGCCATAACTATCAATCTTTGCTCTGCCACCTTTTGGCAATAATTGACTCCTTAACCAATTAGCAAATTTATTACTATTGCTGTCTTGTTCATCTAACACTTTCTTTTCAGTTCTATTCCAAATCTTACCTGAAGTGTGTACTGATATTGTAGTGTAAACTTGGTCATTGCCTGCGTAATCTATTGGCATTATAATTTCTTCTTTGTTCACCCACTCACCCCCATTTCTCAACAAGTGCAAAGAATTTATCTTGAGCTGTCATTCTTTTACCTTTCTTGGTTAAAGTATAGCTTGCTCTAGATTCTTCTACCTTTTCTATGTGGTCTGCTAATATAATCCACATTGCTTCTGACACATTGTCAAAATTATCTCTCATCCAATCTAGGATGTACTCTTTCTCTTTATCAATACCTACATGAAGTAGGACTGACTTTCCACTGTTGTTGTATTCTTTTCTTCGGGTCAATTTACATCTCCTCTGGTAATAGCAATTGTCTAACTCTAACTTCTCTTTGAAGAGATTGCGACCATCGTGGTTCCCAATCAGTTTCCCAATCTATTTTAATTTGGTCACCTGCCCAAACCTTTTCTACAACTCGACCTTCATCACTTGGTCTACCTCCTAAGTATCTACCAGAATCCCAATCCCAATCATCATCTAAACTTAATATTTCATAATGAGGGTCTATAGTAAGACCATCAACTTCAAGCCAATAATGTGTTTTACCTTTTATTGTACCTTCAATAAATCTAACTTGTTTTTTTTCTGATTGTTTTAATTTTCTTATAACACTGAAACAAGTCCACCAACATCTGTTATCTGCTGGATGAATTTTGTCGTATACTTCGTAAAGTATTTTTTCAGGCAATGTGAATTCTTTTTCGGTTGTTGAGTTCATTTGTCTCATAATATACTAGTTTGGTAAGCATATATAAGCTTTTACCATATGTTTTGTGCTTAACCCTATATTTTCTAGCTACAAAATAGATTCCGAAAGGTTATAGAAAAAGTGGCCTTTTCTTGGAGGGCAAGGCCAAGCCCTTCTTGCGCTTGTAACACCTTGCAAGAAAAGGTTCCAATGGGAAACAAAAACCCATTGTTACTGTAATGTTGTCAAGCAAACGGCTTCTGTGACTAAGAGAGCTACTCTTAGAAAGCATTGACTTCTTTAAGTTACCCAAAGGGTGGTTTACTACAAGGTTTCGAATCTTGCATTTTCAAATTTAATCTCTCTGGCGACTGGTCGCTAAGAGAACCGTTTGCGTATGACTGTATTGCCTTTTCCCTGATAAAAGAGAAATTAAAATAAACAAATCCTTCATCTTATGCACAGACTTGTCGCCAACTTAGCGTCACTTATTTCAAAGTGTTAAGGCAACGGACTTTAGACCGTATCTACATGAGGGGGCGTTCCTACGTCTCCTTCTGGGCAAGAGATAACCACACCTCTATGGTAACTGTTTATTTTAGGGCTAATGTATGTGTCAGCGCAAACTTGATGATAACACACATAATGGAATTACATATCCTCGGAAATTATTACACGGAGAAGGTGAACACTCCTATCGGCCCAGCCCCTTTTATTCCAACATACAATCTGACAGATTGTAAGGTTCATTTGGGAAGTTAAAGTGGATACTTGCTGTTGATTGTCGTCAACGTGCGTTCTCTACGCTGTCAGCCCCGTTCCTACAAGTTTGCGTATGACTGTAATCGCCCCAGATACCTACTCCAGTTTGTATCTTTTGAAACTACTTCTGACCGAACCAGTGGAAACTACGCCTTCTGGAAGTGTAGCAGCTAACTCGCTTATGTTATGTTAGTCATCGTCACGTCTGTTCTTATGAACCTTCGGGAACTCAGCCATTATTTCGTTTCGGGGGCGTTTGTGTTTTGGTAAGAAGCCAGCCGTCGTAAGTGTCGCCACCTGTTAGCTGGTTGTTTCCAACCAAGTGTTGCAAAGAGGTTGGTTTGATGACCACACTAGGCCCCTAAGCAACAATACTTTAGTAGATGGGGGTTATATAAGCCTTGTCTTGAGAAGTTAAGCACAAATTCTAAAAATCATGCAATTTCTAGCCTTTTTAGAAATCCCGAAAGCATATAGAACCTAGAAGTTATCCCAGCTTGTAACACGAATTCCTCGCTTATCTATATCTTGTATTGCCAACTCACACATCCACAGTGATATTACTGCATCTGATGTATGTCCATCCAATCTACCATTCTTACCCCACATTAATCTAGACAATCCCTCTACCAACTTCCTAGAGCCAACTGGCCCTGACTTGTTTACTGACTTATCCCAAGGTATAATGTATTTGCCTTGTTCTAGAGCCAAAGCTATCCTAGGGATACCAATCTGTGCATGATGCTTTTCCGAGCCTGTTCTGTGGCCCTGAACGGGCAAAGATGCCAAATCCTTAGCAGCGTGTGCCACCAGTCTCTGGAACCCATTAGTCTCTACCATAATCATTGTAGGATTGTGTTTCTCTGCTAATGATACCAGATTGTTTACCTGAGATGTCAACCAGCCTGCTCCTTCTGCTTTTACCTTACCACACCACTGATACAATATCTGACGCACCTTAGTATCTCTATCATAAGATACAACTGTGTATGCAGTCTCATCATTTGTAGTATCAAGTCCTACAGCCAAATCTACGCCTATTACAATATCAGTATCTCCAATCGGTTTGTCAAATCCTAGCGATTCATCTAAGCATGGTTCAATAACTCCCCAAGGAATCACAGCAGTTTCTGGGTCTAATGGATTTAACAGATACTCAGATTCAAAAGCTCTAGTTCCCATTGAATGTCTTTCTGCTTCTAATCTACCTACTGTCCAATACTCAGGCCATCTAGGTTTACCTTCTTCATCTAAGGCAGGATGCCAAACGTGCGCCCAGTCTGGACTCTGCCTAACCCAATCTGTCGCATCTCCTATTCTTTTCTGCGTACCAATTAACAATATCTTGCCTTCTGGCAATCTCATCGGCATTACAACTCTTTTGATAAAATGTATAACTCTGTCATCTGACATCCTAGGAAACTCCTCTAGAATATCATCCAGAATTATTAGATGAACGTGAGGACCTTCCAAAGATTTGCTAGTAGATGCAGCTCTAATCCTACTCTCATTGTTAAAATATTTCTGACTCTTTTTCCAAGAACCACTATCTTCTTTGCCTTTGATTAGTGGTGCCAAACGCCAAGACCTTTTACACAATTCTTCAAACTGTTCTAACTTGTCAATCGCTTGGTCAAGAGTTGCAGATACATACAATGCTTTGTAGTTAGGATATTTAGACATCATGTATGCACAATACGTCAAAGTAAACGTAGTCTTCAAGTGACCTCTTGCACACATTATTCCAATGTATCTTTTATCAGAATTGATTGTATCATACCAGCTCTGATGCATATCTCCTAATGGAACGTATTCACTAGGCTCCATACGCATAAAATCTGTAAGGACTGCATTTGCAAAATCCATAAACTCTAATTCTTCTTGCACTAAACCTTTAGCAAGTAAGTGTTGTGTAAACTGTTCTAATCCTTCGATGCTCGCCATTTGTTAACGTGTTCCTCGTTAATACTTACTGTAAGATACTTAGGGTTCTGGTCATACAGATAGTCTGATAAATCCTGAATGTTATCTGTTTCATAGATTACTTTACCTGTTTCACTATCGCAAATCCTAAACATTACTCCAAATCCCTAACCAATTCTACCCAATTTCTAATTACTAAATTAATCTGCTCTTGTGATAAACCTGCGTTCTTCATTGCCTCAGGCATCTTGTCTGCAATCTCCCGAATCAAAGTATCCTGTAAATCTTTTGCACCCTCTAGACGTTGCAGCTCTCTGATTACAGAAACCATCTCGTAAGCTCTAATCTCTGACGTACTCCTATCTAGTTGCGATGTAAATTTAGACTGTATTGATTGCAGTGTCTTAATGTTCCTTATAGTAGAACGGGTGCTGTTTGTTGCAGTTTCTTGCTGTACAACTTTTCTTTGTTTGTCTAGTAAAGATTGCCAATCACCTTGCTTAGCCCAAGTCTTTACAGTGTTATGAGCTATAGAGTTATTGTATTGCTCTTTTATCTTATTTGCAATAGTCTTGTATCCCATTCCTTGCAGAAAGAATACTCTTGCTTCTTCTTTTATGCTATCATCATAACGAGGCATTAATCCTCTTCATGTTTCCAATCTTTAACGTAAGATTTGATAACTTGTCTAGCAAGTTCTGATACTGGTCTACCTTGTTGTTCAGCTATCTTACTAAACTCATCCCAACTATTCTTAGTTCCTTTGGGAAAGGTTAGCAAATACTGATACGGTCTGTTCTTGTATGCCATGTTAATCCATCCGATTAGGGGTTATATAACTCTCCTTTCTTTTAACCAGAAGCTCCAATCTTTCTCTGGATACTTCAATGCTATCCAAGCCATCTGAGTTTCTGTTATGTTCATATTATCAAGATAACTTGTTCTTTCTTTAACTGTATCAATACTAGGTAAGAGTCTAGCGAAATCATCTCCATCTTCTACCCATCTACCAAAACTACGTTTAAGTGAACCAAACTTATCTTTCTTGTATGCTAACATCCAATCATTATCTCTAGTAGCTTGTACTTCAATTGCTTTGTCAGAAGTTCTAACTTCTGTAAGTCTATCTTCCAAGACAGCTAAGTTATGTTCTTCGTTTTCTAACTCTGCTTGTATTTTCTTGTATTCGAATCTCTTAGTAGATATCTTAGTTCTAAGTTCTTCTGTTTGTAGTGTTAAAGACATTACATCATTCTTTTCATCCATCAATCTGATAATTGACATCTCTATCATTTCAGACATTGACCTGCCTCTACACCAACCCTTAAATCTCTCCCATAATTGTGGAGATACTGATATTCCTCTAACGATTCTAACCTCGTTACTATTCTTTCTTTTTCTACCCATTTTATGACCTCTGGAAACTTGGGATACTATAACCTATTAAATAATTATTTGTTATATATCATATATAAAATCTTATATATATTATATAAGAAAAAAAGGTTATTGTTCCTCCTCTAGTTCTTTCTTTAGTTTGGCTATATAGGATTCCCATTTAGCTATTACTTTATCTGAATCCACTGTTAATCCTCTCTCTTAGCCAGTTAACACCAGTCCAAAATCCTACAATAAAAGATACAATACAAAAGAATAAAGCTAGTACATTACTCATCTTTCTTTTCCTCTAGTATATCTCGCATCATATTCTTCATTAATATCATCATCATTCCTAGACCTGTTTCAAATGCTTCCAATTCTTTGTCTTCATATTCCATGACATTCTTAGCTCCAAAGTTTCCTGCATGAACTATTAGGTCGTTCAGTAAAACTACCCAAGCATCTTTCACACTACTCATTTCTACACTCCCTGCAAAAGCCACCAGTGTATTCATATTCGTTAGTAGACATTATGTATCCGCAACATTTGCATCGCCAATGATTAGTTTCATTCATAACACTCACCACACCTTAAACAACACATCTCAAAGAGATAAGCTCCACAAGCAGGACAGGCTTCTTCATCGTATTCTGTAATACTCATTGTTTACCTCTGCTTAGTGCAGCAGCTTCTTTAGCATCTGCTACAGCTTCTAAGACCTTTAGTTTAACGCTCTTTCTTAATTGTCTAAAACTGTAATCTTGAATCTTGTCGTCTACCTTTTCTCTAGCATCTAAAGTAACTGTTTCACTAACATCAACACGAATAGATTCATACTGCTGAGAACCAGCAACTGTGATTCCCATCTTTACTGTGTATCCTTCAGTTTCCATCTTTTACCTCCTGAGACCTTTTCATCCAAGTCTTATCTACAATCGTATGACAGCCACTGCATTGAATTACACAGCAGTCGTATCTATCATGCTCTATTACTTCTGCTATCAAATCAGAACCGCACTTCCTACAATTCATTTGTTATCTCCTTTTGATAATCTAAATATCTCAGATTCTACATATACTTGCAAATCCTGATGGGCATGATTCTTAAGAATCTCAACACACATTAACAGATACATCTTTCTGTCTACTAAGATTGTATCCATTAGAACATCCCTGCCCAAACAATGTTTTCTGCTATAAACTCAAACTCTTCCCAGTCATTGTTTGTAATATTGATATTCTTTTTGAAATCAGAAACAAAGTACGACATCATATCTCGGAGTTGCTCTAACTGTTCTTGACATTCTTCTAAGGTGCCATACTTCATAGTGTATTCTAAGTTAGTGCCTTCCATACCACTTCTCCATTGGTCTATCTCATTATACAATTCATCTAAAAGAAATTCTAAATCAAAGAACTTTGCTTTTTCTTCATCAGTCAAAGAAGCAATATCTAATGACATCGATTTCTCAAGTTCCCTAGAAATTGCTTGAAGCCTTTGTCTACGACTCAAGACCTTTTCTCTTTTAAATCTACGCATTGTTCACCTCTGGGCAGTCGCAGATACGATAGCTGATAGGTAGCTTACGAAGGTCGTAAGCCTTGATTACTTCGCAGTTACAAGCCATTTATTTATTTCTCCAGTTTGGCATCATCTCATCTAACAACTTTTCTGTTTTTAATTGTTGTTCGTAAGCAGCCATTATCTGTTTTGCTTTTTCTGTTGCTTCATAAATCATTGCTCTGTCAAACTCAGCATCTGGAGTAGTCATAATTCCTTTGATGTCAACTACTGAGTCTAAGTTCTTTTTCTGATTATTTACTGTAGCTTTAGCTTCGTTGTATTCTTCTTCTGTAAATAACTTAGGACCGCCATTGATTCTTACTTCTGGGAAGTGTGGGTCATGTCCTGAAGCTTTAAGAGTAGACATAAATTCAGATGTAAGATTTTTGTTGTTTGATACAAAATCATTGAATTTGACAGTGTTATCATAAATACCAAATTTATCAAATTCTGATGTTGTCAAAAATTCTACATTTTCTGTTCTTGACCATCTTCCATAAAATCTTGTGTAAGACACTATGTTAAATGCGTTTTTGCTTGCCATTTTAGTTGTTGAGTTATTTTTGCTCATACCATATTAGTAGATGGGGGATATATAAGCTTTTAGCATACATTTTGTGCTTAGCAGTTAGAATCCTAGCCTAATTTAGAATCCCGAAAGCATATATAATTACAACTGCAACTGTCTTACAAAATCCTTCAGATTCAACTCTGGTTCACCCAGAGTTAATTTAGTTACCAATGTATCGCCTATTTCCGTCTCGTAAGCCACCACTGGTAGGATGACATTCTTTTCTAACATAGGAACGTCTAACTGCACCAAATCGCCTAATCCTAGCCATTCTGCGTTGTGCATAGTTATTGCATAGCTTACTGTAGGTGTAGAAAATGCTTGTAAGGTTTCATACGCTGTGTTTTCTAAGATGCCTCTGTTAGTAGTATCTAAAGTAATTAGTGTAGAACTTGGGCCATATTGATTGATACTGCTTTCGTCATTTAAAGTAACAAAGATATTTGTGTCAGCTTTACTTTGAGCAGTTACTGAATTAAATAATCTAGTTGTATCAATCTGTGCTACAATTCCTTGACCAGTTATGTTAGCATCATCTTCTGATATTTTAAGAACAGCTTGTGCTGCTTTGCTCTTATGGTCTGCTAAATACAAATCAAACTTGTTGCCTGAACGGATTGCATATCTATATCGTAAGAAATCCGTAGCTTCATGAAAGTCATCATCGTAAGACCGAATCATAAAGTCCATACATTTATCAATAAAGTCTTTGCGTTTTTGTAAGCCTGCTAAATTCATATCTGCGTTAGCTATAAGGCCCGAACCACCAAGTGCGTCTGATATGTCTATGTCTCTGTAGTCTGCTGCATCGGTTACTAAGAAATACAAATCTTGACCTACAATGTCTGATTGTTTAAAGTCTCTAAATTCAGATGTAGCTAGCGAAGTGATTCTATCCATAGCAACAATCGTATGTGTTTGATTGCTAGGCTTTATAACTTTAATTATACCCTCAAATTCAAGATTGTGTATTGTATCTCCTCTACCAATATTTATCTTAAGAACTCCGCCAAGTCTAGCTTTCTGTAAAGATTCTCTATCTGAGATTTGTATGGTTACTGAACGAGGTTCGTTTACTGTAGCCTTGTACAATACTTTACTAATCGTGAGAAACTGATTACCGTCTATTGTAGCTTCTATTTCTACTTGGTCAGCAAGCTGGTCTGAAGTAGTTAAACTCATTAAGTTACATCCTCACCAAGTATTACAAAGTTTAGATTTGCTAAATACACATTAGGGTCTGTTGTATCTTTTGTAAGATTACCAGATTCTAATCGCATTCGCAATGTTCTATAAGATGTAGTTGGCGAGTCTAACTTTTTACTATCTAAGAAAACATAATCATACCTGTTACCTTCGACCAAACTAAACAACGCTCTGTATCCTGTTTGGTCAAGTGCTTTGGCTTGCACTGTAACTTTAGGAATACCTAATTTAGTTCTAGTAACACCAACTGGATAACGCCTGATTCCTAACGGCATCTGTGCAGTTATTCCGCCACTTCTTGCAATAGCTACTTTTTCGATTGCAATATTGCTAGCGTCAGCCAACGTATCTAAATCCAAAGTTTCAGGAGCAACTGCTCGTATTTCTACGTCATCTTCTGACCAATGAAAACTTAATGAATGATTGTTAGTTGTAGTTCCTTTGTTAGTTGCATCAAAGCGTGTTGTTTCATTGTCAAACACTGCCATGTAAAATCTTACAGCGTCATCATTTCCTGCTGAATTATGAATTGCAGCCGTAATACTTGGTTTAGATGTAGAGTCATGTCTTAAGATTTCTACATTGGTTTCATCAGTATCTGCAACTAGTGTGGTAGATACATAACTTCTTTCATCGGCAGTCAAATTTGCAGGATTTGTTTCAATATTTATTTCATTATAAAAATCACCACTTTTGTTAAATGATGCAATCTTATAAAATTTAGGAGATAAAAATGTACCATTGTCTGAGGTAGATGATGCAACTTTAATTATATCACCAACATAAAATCCATTATCCATCCAACAATTCTGGTCACTTGATGACCTTAAAGTATCTATATTTCCTGTAATGTTAATTACTCCTGCTGCTGTAAAATTAATATTTGTACCAATCACTCTAGCATATCCGCCCCACTTATATCTGTTAGCAGTTCTGTATTCAAATATTTCAGTACCGTTTGCGTGTTCTGTCGGAGTTGTGCCGTTGTAACCTCTCATGACTAAAAAGTCATTACCATCTTCAACGTGAATAAACATATCTTCACTACCTACTTTTATGATGTCAGGTTGTTTGATTTCATTATCATCAGTTGTTGCATGAGTCATAATCTCATCATCTGCTGCAAACGGACTTTCATTTACTGTAGTGTTTGCATTTGGTAAACTAGCAGTAGTATTACTTGTGTAAAACAAGTTAGTATTAATATTTTGATTTGGACTTTCGTTTGTAACTAAAATATATCTTCTGCAACTAAATATGGTATTATCCTCGTTAGCAGCTTTTGTTGTACATACTACACATTCTATTTCTTTAAAGAATACAGCGTTGCCTGCTGCGTCTACTGCCGCTGCTCCTATGTTGGGTCTTGCATCTATATCAAAAGCTAAAGGTGAAGCTGTAGCTGAAGTGTAAGCATAATGGTCAAAGTTAGTATTATCGGTATCAGCAACACCTACGCCGTCACTTCTAAAAGAAGCTAAACCAAATATCTTGAACACAGTGTCATCATTGTCAACTGCCGACAATGCACCTATCTTGACCTGTTTACTACCATCGTCAAATACAGTATTATCATTGTCTAGAGCATTAGAAGTACAGATTGTGTTTGTCAAATCAGTTGGTGCATATCCCCAACCGTAGTGCTGTATAACTTTATCAGAACCGCTAGTTCTAGATTGCTGTCCTGACAATGTGATTGCTGTAGTTCTGTCGCCATATTTTGCTTGAGTAACTTTAGTTGTTGATGGTGAAAGTATAGCTGTTGGCAACCCTACTTTTACGTCAGGCTGTTCTCCTGTAATATTGCCTTTATCAGACCTAAATCCATTCTCATCTTCTACTTGTACCTTTACAACTTTAGCACCTGATGTGTGATACACATGACTAACAACAACGTTTGAAGAATTATCAAGCACGGGACTTAAGTCTTGCATTTCATAAACTGCATAATCTTCATCTGTATCGCTAGTGCCTGAGTCCCAGTTTACCCGTATCTTAGTAAACTTGTTTCCTGTAGAGGCAGCACTTACAGCAGAATTAGTTACCTTAAGATACAGCTTTTGTCCTATAGTAGCATTCTCTTTTCCTGAACCTAAAGCAGAAGAAAGAGCTGAGTCTGTGTGTAATACTGCTGCGTTTATTGCAGGTCTAAATAATACAATTTCATTACCAGCTATTGCTGCTGTGTCTTCATGTTCATCATTTTCTGTAAATACTCTTACAAACTTGTTTGCACCTTGAGTTAAAGTAGCAACGGATGACATTGGCACAATTTCAGTAGCTCCTAAGTTTGGAGTTGCTTGTCCAAAATCTTCACTAGCTGTTGCACTTATTCCTGCCGAGCCTGCACTCTCAAGATAGTATTTGTTTATTGAATTATCATTAGGTAAAGTTACACTAAGATTGGCAGATAAACCATCAGCAGTAATTGCAGAACTTAAAGTAGCAGAATCAGGGTCAGCTTCTTGCGTTATTACTTGTATTGAACTGTCGCTTACATCAATAGTATCTGTACTACCACTGCCATCTTGATAAACAACTACATTAATTGTTTGACCAAAATCATATCCCATGCGTTTGATATCATCTCTTGTTATATCAAAATTTTGTACTCCTGATGAACTTGTTATTTCATTTTCAAAACGCATTCCATCTACACAAATAGGCACTGTGTGTGAAGCATCTATATGTGCTGGATTAGCAGGATTCCATTTAATGTTAGATGAATTGCCTTCTCGATTAGGTGTGCTATAAGTTAATTCCTCATAATCGATAGAACTAGCAAAACTAGCACTTAGTGGAAATACAAAAATAAGGTTTGAATTTGCAACTGAAAAATCTAAACGTAATCTCACTTTGTGCAAAAAAGCTTTGTCTGAAACAGGAAGCGTATCTTTAGCTGGTATTTGTATTTTTATAAATCCACAACGTGTAGCGCCTGCTGTAGATTGCAATACAATATCGCCTCCTATAGCGTTAGTATCTGCTGCTGCACTATTTACTGCCGCAACATCTGAAGCCGATTGAAAACTAGTAACATCATGAGCTATTGCCATTATCTACCTCCCAGCGTATTTAGAACACCACTAACAGGCCCAAACGCTAAAGCATCGCCTAACTCTGCGGCAGATGCAGTTGCACCCTTAAGTGAACCGTCTACTCTTTCTATTAAATCTGCTAACATTTCAAAACCACCTCTTAAGCCTTCAACTGCTCTGGTTACCAATCCAAACTTAGCTTCTAGTGCTATTAATGCCAATACAAGTAAAATTACACCCATAACAATCATAGCAACTGGATTTGCTTTCATTGCTAAATTTAATTTAGTCTGTGCAGTTGTCAACATACCAGTTACACTTATTTGACCAATCTTAGCTTTAATATCTGCCAAACTTACTACAGTCATTATTTTTTGTGTCGCTATAATTATTTCCATTGGTCCAGCAAGAAGTTCAAAAGCAAACCTTACTTTCATATATGACTTAGCTTGTTCTTCATTAATAAAATTTAATTCTTGAGCTGCTGTAACAGTCTTAGCATAACCGCCAGATATTTGATTTAAACTACTAACTAAAGCTTCTTGGGCTGCAAGTGATTCTAAAGTTTTTAAACTTGATTGTTCAGTCTGCTCTTCAAACTCTTTAGTTTTTTTAGTTGCCTTTTCTAAGCCTTCTTCAAGACCTCTAGTGTATGCTTCTAACACAATACCTAATTCATCTACTACTGCCATTATACTCCCATTTCCATTTTAACTTCTTTTTGCATTTGATTTAATTCTTCTAATCTTTCTTGATTTATCTTGTGAGCTATTGTAGCTTTCTCAGAAGTTAAAGTGCTTACATAAGAAAGTAAAGTATCTCTGTCATAATCATCTAAAGCATCTATCAATAATCTAACATCTTCGTAATTTAGTTTTGGTTCTTCTATCATCAGTTCTAACATCGCTGTATAGATTGGCATAGATTTACTATGAGCGTTATTTAAAACACGCATTTCTTTAGCACTCAAAGTCAAGCCTTTGTCATTTTTATCATACAATTTACGAAGCATGGGTAAATCTTTAGCCATGCCTTCCTTAGTTTGCCAAAACCTCTCGTTAATACTTCTCCACTCTTCTTCAGATAATCTACGCAACACAATCATGGGCTTCTGCTCTACTTCTCTAAGACCAAACCACACCTTCTTCTTAGGCATAAACTTAGCTACAGATGGTAAGAATACTTCTTTACGCTGCCAATACTCCTCTCGGATATGACTCATGTCAATTAGGGGCGTGTCGATTTGACCTTTGACCTTTACCATTTACCTACCTAAGTTGTGTTAAGTGTCCAATCTGCCGATATTGCAAATGCACTGAAGTTCTTGTAATCGCCTGCTCCTCGGAACTTGATTGTCATTGTATCTACTATTTCACCTGCTCCAGACATTGGCCTAGAGAAAGCTGTGATTGTTCCGTTAGTTAAAGCGATAGAACCGTAAGTTGCACCAAAGTCTAACCTAATCAAAGGTATAGTTGCTCCAGATACATATTTGTCATAGAATGTTTCGTCTTCAGCAGTCATTGATATTTCTAATGTAACGTCTGCTAAACCTCTGCTAATTTTATTGTTTGCTAAAAACTTAGTAACTGAGTTTCTAGTACTTGTTCCAGAAATAGGAACGTTGTTATTCTTAATCATTAGCTTAACTGTTTTAAGATTATCAAAAGATGTAGTCATGTTATCTACTGCAAAGATTTCAGATGATGCATTTTCAACATTGTAAATACCTTTTAACAAATCAACAGAACTTACTGAGCTACCGCCACGAGTACAAGTAAATCCTGTTGCAGCATGAATTATATCTTTTACACCTTCTGTAGTATTTTGAGTATTTGTTGCTGAAGCTAATTCTATAACACCATCAGAGTGTGCATCTGATAAAGTGTCTTCTGCTGAGAATACCCTCATAAACTTTTCACCTACTTCTATATAACTTGCAGCGGGTCCATCTATGACTAACTTATTGGTAGCCGCAGCTAAGCCTGCTGAAACTGTTAAGTCAGTTGGTAACAAAGGGTCGGCACTTGGTGCAGATGGAAAAGTAGAAGATGAATAATTTACATTAATAAATTCATCAGATTCTGTTAGATTTGCATCGCCATCACCGTCTTCTGTAAAGAAACCAGTGCATAATGCATCTACTGTAATATAACCGCCAGTAGTGTAATCTGCTTCTAGAGTAACTTCATTTGGTACTACCCCAGATACTGCTGTAAACTCATTGTTGGAATTATCTCTAACAAGTAATGCCATACTGTCTACAGTATTTGTTAATGCGTGTGGAACAGGTGGACTTACTCCTGTGCCTGTTGTACCGCCAATCGCTCTGCCAATTAGTTCTTGCCATCCTGTGCTAGTACCTTGACAGGCTACTTTTATTGGTACATTAACTGCAATCGGCCCGCCTGCATGAAAGCTCTCTGTAGATTGTCCTATTGACGCTACAGGAGTTATGTTCATCTCAACAGACCTTGGGTCAAATGTATCCAATAATCCTAAGTGTACCAATGCTGCGTTAGGTGTTGGGTCTCCGTATGAATCTCCTGCACCTGCTGTTCTTTCAGCTTGGAATGCTGCTTCTATGTTCTGTGTTAGTTTTACCATTATACCACCGCCTCGTAACTTGTGATTTCACAATCGAGAACGTAACGAAACCAGCGTCTATTCTTATCTGACTGGTCTACTCTAGAAAGCAGTTTTACATCTGCATAATCAGTGCTTAAAGCTGTAGAACTGTTGCCTGCTCTTGCACCTCTTATAATACTTACAACTCCTGAGTATAGTTTTCTAAGTCTTGACCTACTTACCGCTGTGGATATATCAATAGAAACTCTTGCAGTTCCTTTGTCTACTCCATCTCCTATACCTAAAAAGTCGTGATTTGCTGCTACTTCATAACAGCGTATTAAGTCTCCATTCTTTAAATTTGTTTTACCTAAATCCCAAGATTCATCTATTGTTGGTGTTGTAGAATCTACACTGGATGCAACCTGTGCCCAGTTGTCAGATAATACAGATACTACTGTACTTACAGGGTCATTGACTGATGCGTAAGTAACAGCCATTAGTAATCTGCGTTAACCCTCCCAATACCAAAGCCACCAATACCTGTTGCCATTGCAAGCTTACGGTCAAGATGTCCACCATCTTTTAGAATCTTCATACCCATATCTTCAAACTTTTGAGACCTAGTAGAATTATCCATAGAATCATCACCTTCTTGCATGAGATTCAAATCATCGTTCATTGCAATAATAGATGCTGTAAAATAAATGGTAGCTAGTTTAATGTCATCTGGAGTGTTTGCCTCTCCATATTTGTAACTGACATAACCGTCAACACCAGATGGACTACTGTTTACCATATTAAATGTTGAGTAGTTCTCAATGTATATTAATCCTCTCTCTGTGTCGGCCCACATATCTTTGCCTACTACATCTGTAACAGAAGTTCCAAGAACTTTGCTCTCATCTGAATCTAAGTAATCTTGATACTTGCTGCCATTCCAAATCTTAACGTTACCATTTGTGTTAGTAAAATTTGGTGTAGCATTCTGTGAAAAACTTAGGATAGGAAAATGTTCTAATTGTATTCTACCTCTAGTGTTTACTACATTTGACCTAACTTTCTGAATCCTAACTCTTTCATCTGTAACTTCCTTAGCTCTAGCAGTTGCCCATGCATGGTCTGTTAGTTCATCAACTCTAGCCTCTGACATTGCAATGTAATTATCTACATCACCATCTGCTGGTGTAGTTGAACCACTAAAGTCTGCTACTTGTAAAAAAGCAGACACGTCGTTTCTTACACAGTAAACCATTAGAGTATCCTACTCAACGCTGTGTTCATCAACTTCTCGCCTGTAGTTGCTACAACCATTCCGTTAAAATCTATAGGTTGTCCTGCCATGTTCCAGCCAATTGCTCCAACTGGTAATGTTGTGTATCCTTGTTGTGTTGCCAATGGTGGAGGGCCTCCGCCATTTGCTGTATAATATTGTTCTCCGTTAGATAATGAATCTATTTGTGGAGGTGGCATTTGCCAAGCTTGAGGTGCTGCTGCGGCACCTGTTCCTACTCCAAACCAAGTCCAAGGTTTAAACATACTTGCTGAACCTTGCATCGGCATTTGCTGCCCATACGGATTCATTTGTTGTTGATATGGATTTACTTGTTGTTGGGTTACGGCAGGAGCTTGTTGGAGTTGACCATCGCTTCCATATGGATTCTGCCAATTCAATACGCTATGATGTGCATTGTCCTCTGTGGCCCACTCCTCATGCAAGGTGAGACGAGCATTAAGCTCCTCCGCAGCCTCATCACCGTACATAGTTCTTGGATGCCAGTCAATTTGTGTATTGTAAACTGTCTTCAAAAACTCCATGTTATCTTTTAAATCAGTAGGAACTTGCACGTCAGTCTCCTTACATAATCCTTCTAGCATCTCACTACAATTCTTCAAAACTGGATACAAATACTGTACCAATCTCATTGTAGTATTTTCTGCTGCCTTCGCATCGTAATCTGGATGCTGTATCTTATCTACCGCTACAGGATTCAAATATCCTGATGGGCTTCCTGCATATCCGCTCATATCTTCCTCCAATATATTTCGTGTATCACTCCGTCAATCGTAAGTGAATAACCGTAAGTTTGTGGTACGTTCATAATCCAAAACTCCTATTCTGGCGAGTTGACAAAGCCGAGAGATACTCATCGTAGTCACGCTGGTGTAACTTACAGAATCCGCCTCCTGTATTCATACCACAATAAGGACACTCGTCTTTGCCATGTTTCCGCCTTAACCCCCACCACTTTCGTGATAGCCTTTTGTGTCTCATAGTGAGACGTTTCACATACAAGTCCAATTCATCATCAGACATTGCTTCTGCGCTTGGCATCATCTGTTGTTGTACTGGTTGTCTTGTAAGAACGTTAGGGGCTGGAGCCACCTCTCTCTGAGGTTGTTCCTCAGTTTGTGTATGTTGAGGTTTGCGTGCTAGGGTCGTCATCTGAGGTGGTCCAGCCATTAATTCGATTCCTCCTTTAATTCATTTAAGTTCCTTCTAAAATTCTTACATTCGCTTGTTAACTTAACCATATCAGCAAACCATTTGCCTTTCTTACTCATCACAACACTCCCAAACATATTCATATCCACTAAAGCAATACTTACACATTATAGCCCACCTTTCCTCATCATCTGTGCAGTTCTTGTCGCTGCTTGTCCTACCTGTACCTCAGGGCTGACAAACGCCTTAACTACCAATGCTTTAATCATTGACAACAAAATACTTACAGCCATAACAAACATTAGAAATCCATTGTATAACCATGCAACTCCCCATATTGCCATACCGTATTCTGTAACTACTGAATCATAATAATAACCAATATACAGGCCAATTCCACCTAATGCAAAGCCTATTCCCATAAGCCATACACATCTCTTGAACCAAACCCATTCAATGTATCTACAAAATTCTACATCCTGCTGGCCTCCTGCACCCATTGTGCTTGGATACCGACCTGTGCTAAACAACATATTTCTTATGAATCTCATTGTGTCACCATATCTGCGTATGCATTCTTGTGCGAATCTATCTTCTCATAAATGTCACGCTTAAACTCCCTAGAGAGTTGATACGCAACTTCATACCCAATAGGTTCCGCACCTTCAGGCATTGGAATCCACTTAGGGTGATAAGTATAAATTGTTATCCTACGAAAGTTTGGCTTAAAATCTAGCTTGTCATCATGATACTCGATGTAGGCTTTTTGTGGAAATCCTTCTTCATCTGTTAATGAGTCTAAGCTGTGTTCCATAAGTACGGCATTAACCGTATTTTCAATAATCTTAACTTTCATCATCTTAGATACTGACAATGCAGTCTCCCACCTAAATATATCTGAAGGGGTAAGATTCTCAACTACCGAATGCATAAGTTCATCACAACCAATAATACACTCGCTCATGTCAAAAGTCTTGAGCCTTACTCCTTTTAAACTAAAATCCTTAACTTTGCCTTTAATAGCTCCTGAAGTGTTAGATATTTTTACCCAATCATCAATAGCAAACTCTGTTCTGTATGCTACTGTAAGAAATGATAAGGCTCCATTGATTGGACTGTACTGCGAAAATGCAGCGTATGTTAATGCAGATATGCCCACAATGTACTCTGTACGGGCCAATAAACCACTGTACATCATCAAGCCTACTCCAAATACTATAAGTCCTAAAACACCAAATACTTGAGCTGCTGCTTTACCTTGTAAACTTCTGATTTTATAATCACTAAATGCTGACTTTTTTGCTCTCTTAATCGCTGCTGAAACGCATAACGCTACTGCGATAAACCATGCAAAAACTAAGCCCTCATCCACTATTTGTTACCCTTCTTTGCTATCTTATCAATGTGCGGCCCTTGTTCCGCTTCTAACAACTCGCCTGTGTTTGGATTGATATATCCGCCTGCCTGTGCTGGCATAGGCATTGGAGGTTGCTGTTGTTGTTGATATTGTTGGTAAGGAACCATGTTAGGTGGGATTGCTTGTTGCCCTACATGACCGTCTCGGTTCATGTCCCATCCTGTTTTGTTTTCCATGTAGTTCATCGCATTGCTGAACATTCCTTGGTTTTGATAGCCCGAAGGTTTACGCTTTCTCTCTGCAAATTCTTCTAAATCTTGAGAGTCTGCTATTGTAGATAATATCGTATATGTGAACGCACCACTTACCGAACCAAACCAAAGAGCATCGTTATATGCCATACCACCAACATACATCAAAGTAAATGCGTTTGCTATGAAAACTAGCAAGGCACTCAATCTGTTGTACGATTGTTTTATTTTGTGCTTTATCGATTCATCCATATTTCTGTTATATCTTACTTATATAAATAGTTATCCTGTCTGTAATTCATTTGCATTATCAAGGTTAGGTTTCTCTAATCTAAGGTCATCATCCCCTGCCTCATCTGCATCCAATAACTGCTGAGTGTCTAAGGTGTGATGCCATTGTCTGAATCCTTCTCCTGTGCAGTTTGTTACGCTACCTACTATTGTAAGGTCGTTACCTGCTTGGAAATCTAAATTACTTACGTTACCTACTATCTCATGTCCTGCTGCGGCTGGACTTGTCCAATTTGTTTTATTACTTCCACTAATATGTCCAATTATTGTTGTGTTACCTGTAATTAAAGTTGAATTTGGGTCATGTAAATTTGTAGAGCTTGTAGTCCCTGTCATAGTAACTGTGGTGTTTCTTAAATCAAATGTTCCGCCACTATCTGCTACTAATTGCCTAACAGAATGACTAAATTCACCCCCAACTATTTTATTAGCACCAGTTCTCCAATAACCTGTGAAAGTGCAATTACCTCCAAATGTAATTGTATTTCCATTGGCTATAAAATATTGATAATTAGAAGTTGGCACATTAGTAGAACTATTCCAATAAACAATATATGGGAGTGTAGCTCCTGCCGATACAGTTCCACTACCTAGTATCTCTATGTCCATATTACCTGATTGTGCAAAAGTTCCGCTATTATGTGTTAATGTGCCATACACTCTTAGATTTGAATGACCGCCTACTTTAGTTAATGTGGTAGTTCCTCCAGATGGTGCAACTCCTAAGTTGTTAAACTCATATCCTGTTGAACCCAGATGTAATTTACCTGAAGCACCTGTCATGTTTACAGTAGAAGTGCCTCTTGTAAATGTTCCTGCTCCTGCCCAACCTCCAGATACACTACCTGCTGTAAGTGTTCCATCTGCGGCTGCTCCTACTGACCCTTTGTTATCTATGGTTGTTCCAGTTCCTTCATCGAACTGCCACATTGCAAGAAGGTTCCCTGTATTTGCCATATTAGCGTGTTCATTAAACATATCTGCTCTTAATTCAGATACAGTTCTAATATCATCAAAGAATCTCATCATAGCGATAGTTCCATCAAAATGAACATTATCATCATTATCATAATTGCCAATAATAAAATCCTTTGATGCGTCTGAGGTAGCAGACCCTGTAGCTGCATTAGTTCTAGTTACTGCTACTTGTTTTCCATTTACATACATTGTAAGTTCGTTTGCTACATTACTACTATCATAAGTTACAGCAACGTGACTATATTTGTTATAATCTATAACAAAATCTGTAGAAGTCCATTCTGAATCGTCACCACTAAAAAATTGTTTAAAGGTTAATTTACAAGAGTTTGAACCACTATCAGTTCTTGTAGAAAAATACCAATAGACTTTACTTGCAATCATACCTCCATAAGTATTGTTTTGACCTTTAGTAGTTGGTTTAATCCAAGCTTCTAAAGTAGCACCACCATCGAATTGGTCATCCATAGCAGAATCAGAACCACAATTAATGAAACCCGTAGTGTTGCTATCAGTATCATCAAAGTTCACAGCACTCGTACCAATAAGACCACCACTGGTAGTAAAATCTCCTTCACAAGTAAGTGTTCTGTCATTACCTCTTAACTCTCCACCTGTTGCTACCTGCATAAGAGTAGTTGTTTTTACACTTTGTTGACAATCTAACTGACCACCAACAAATACTTTTGCGGGATATTCTCCTGAAGCACCTCCCCAAGCATAGCTATTAACATCACTTTCAACACCTCTAGCAAAAAAGTTTCCTCCAAAATATAAAGAGGTTATTAATTTTTCAGACGTACTTGGTGGGTCGTGAATAATAGTTGAACCTGTATTAGAGGTAATAACTCTTCCATTAAAATCTATGTTGCCTGTAAAAATTGCCATAGAATCATTCATTGACAAAGCACCTGTAGTTAAATCAAAATCACCACTAAACTCAGCCCTCTGTCCATTCAAATCTAAAGTATCTCCACTACTTACTGTTACGGCATCAAACTCACAATCTCCTGTAAGTGTTATTGTCACACCGCCACCGCCTGTTGTTATGTCTCCTTGAAAATCACAATTCTCAAGCCTTACTAAACCGCTTGAAACATCATCCCAATCTATGTTAGTTCCAGTAATAATTGCAGGGAATAAACTATTAACGCCTTTGATTTTTACAAAATTACTTGTGTTAGAATCCCATTCTAATCCATAGCTTGACATTCCTGTTGTATCTATTGTTCCTTGAGAAGTAGCAGTTCCCATTGTTAATGTTACTGTATTACTACTTGCTTTTAATCTCCATTGATTATTACCATCTAATTCATTCTCAATAGTAGTATCATTCATTAAATCTATTGTTTTAGTGTTTGAACCATCCCACGACATATTGTAAAATGTTAGACTTGTTCCTGTAACTTGTAAATGTTCGGTAAAACGAACTTTACCATTGTTATGTGTCAATGCACCACTACTTGCCATATTGCCTCCAACATCTAAATTACCTCTTGGTGCTGACAAAGTTCCGTTAGCTGCTATCGTAAGTGTTCCGTCAAGGTCAAGAGTGCCGTTTATGCAACTTGCATCTACCAAACCTATTCCTTGACCATCTGCATCTGTTTCTGTTCCTGAATCTTCAAATGCTCCTGATGCATTGTTAAGTGCTGCGGTTGCGTGTCCTTCATCTAATTTGTATTGATGATTAGGAGTTTGTGGATATGTGTCTGAATAAAGAGAAGCTACTTGGTCTGCTGACAAAGCATAAGACCAACATCCTACATCTCTTATTTTTCCACTAAACTCATCTCCATCTGTATCTGATGGTCTACCACCTATACCAAAATTACCTGAACTAATTGAAATGGTTTTACTTGAACTTCCTGTAGCAGCAGAAACACCATCAATATAAATTGCTGTGTTATTACTTGCATCTCTCGTTGCTACAAAATGATGCCATTGTCCATTTATTATTGTGCTATTACCTGTATATAAATCATCTGAACTACCATCTCCTATTCTAAATCTTATTCTATCATTTGTGCTATCTAAGGATATTGCCATCCCGTCATTACCACTATCACGTGCATTTACTATTGTGTGCAATAGATGACCATCGTGAGTATTATCGTGATTAAACCAACCAGAAACACTAAACGCAGTTTTAGAATTATAAAAAGTATTAGAAGTGCAACTAATTAATTGTGTATCGCCTGAAAAGTCTACAGATGACAAAGCCAAACCCTCTACCTTTCCTTGTGTTACTGTAAACGTTCCATCTGTCGTTGTACTATTATCATATACATCTACACTAAAAGCATCGTAAACTACACTGCCCATATTAGATGCAGACGCAGTATTACTATTGCCTGATGAATCAGTTGTTGTATCTGCTGTAAGTTTGTACCATCCTTTTGGTGGATTTGAACTTATTAAATCAGGTTCCTGATTTATTTTAGCTGCTGCAATAGGTATTTGAGTAGATGATAATCCTGCTGCTTTGTATATTTTTACATCTGCAATGTAACCATCAAATGTCCTACTTGTTCCAGAGTTATTACCAATAATTAAATCATCAGATGCATCGGATGTGCGTGAACCGTCTGGTGTACCAGCCTCAGTAATTGTTTGAGCTATACCATTTAAATACATTACAGCATCATTAGAAGTGCTGCTGCCATCATATACTATAGCAATATGAGACCAGTGATTTAACGGCACTACCCTATCTGTAAATCTCCAATGTCCATTTGTTGTAGAAAATTTTTGAATAAAACTTACTCTGCAAAAACCTCCAGATTCAGCGTGAGTGTAAACCTCCCACTTATCTTTTGTTAATATTCTGCCTTCACTGTTTTCGCCGACTGTTCTAGGATAAATCCAAAATGTTAAACTACCTGCACCGTTAAAAATGTCATCAAACATAGTAGGACTTCCTGCATTAATAATAGAAGTTGTACCGTTAAAATTACCGTGTACAGGGTCAAGATTTACATTAACGTTTGCTGCTCCAAGATTTCCTTCTATTATTCCGCCCGTGCCTGTTATTTCAATAGTTCCCGTCATGCGTTTATTGTTCCTCCAACGTTTCTAAGTGACTCTGCTTTGATTGTAATGCTTCCATTGTCAAACTCTAAAGTGCCTCCAGAATTTATAGTTACTGCACCCATTTCAATATCTGTAAAACTATCTAAATCTAATTCACCATTAAGTGTAGCCAATCCTGAATGTCTTAGTATTGAACTACCATTAGAAGAAAATATTTTACAATTTGCCCCTACTGTTAAATTATTTCTTACTGTAAAAAACTGATTAGAACCACCAACACATACTCTGTAATTACCTACTGATGAACCTACTCTTTCTGTAGTGACATTATAAAACTCAGTAGTATCTTCTGTAGAATGCCCTTTAACTGCATACCAAGTTCCTGAACTAGTATCGGCTTTGAAATGTACTGTGCCATTATTGTGTGTAAAAGTTCCTAACTCTTCAAACATATAATTAGAACTGTTTTTATTTGTAAGTGTAGTAGTTCCGCTTGTTGCAAGATATGTTCCTCCACTTGCTATTTTAATACTTCCAAAAGTGTTAGAACCACTTGCTGCTGACGTGCCTACTTGACCATTAGCTGCAATGTCTACATCTCCTGTTACTACTAATGAATTAGAACTGCTGTTTCTGTAGAATCTACCTTTTGTAACTGTAAGGTTACCAGCTATTGTAACTTCTGTTCCTGAGCTAGGTCTCCAAGGTGTGTTGCCATCAGGAGCATTTTGGTCTCTGTTTATTATTAAATTATGATATGTTGTGTTCATAATATGAGCACCACCTGTGGATGTAGAACCATCTCCTATTTGCATAGTGCCGCTGTTGTGAGTAAAAGTCCCTGAGTTTTTAAATGCAAAATTACTGGATGCTTTGTTAGTAATAGTAGTAGTTCCGCTGGTTGCAAGATATGTTCCGCCACTTTCTATTGTAAGACTTCCAAAATTATTTGCACCTGACGCACTTGTAGCATCTATTTTACCGCCGCTTTCAATACTTACATCTCCTGTAACTGTAAGGGTGTGACTATGTGTGTTTTTTTGTACGACTCCTTCTTGAAGAGTAAGGTTACCTTCTACTGTCATTACCGTTCCTGCATTTGGCCTCATAGTAAAAGTATTAGTTGATGCATTTAATAAAACGGTTAGATGGTGAAACGAATTGGCTCCATCTGATTGACCTGTACGAACGTGTGTATCCATCCCAAAGGCTGATAAATCAAACAGTACAGTACCATCATTATTATCAAAAGAATCTGTACCGTTTACATCCCAAGCAAATCCTGTTGAGTCTTCAGAAGTTATTGTAGTAGTTCCGCTTGTTGCGTTATATTTCCCTGATGAACCTACTAAAAAACCTCCTGCACTAATCGCTGAAGCATTACCTGTAAGTGTTCCATTTACAGTACAAAGTCCTGTTACTGTAAGGTTTCTAAATGTCCCAGAACTTGCTGTAGTTTGAGTGTCAAGCGTAGTACCAGATGTAATTGTTAAATCGCCAGATATACCAGAATGACCATTTAATCTATATATTACATTTCCTGTTAATGTTAAATTGTTTACTCCTGCAAAATTTGATATTTGAAATTTAGATGAAGTTCCAAACGTTACATCCATAGTCCCTGCTGCTACACAAGTAGAACTTCCTCCTATGTTTATTGTCCTTGTATTATCATTAGAATGTCCGTTCAAAGTAGCAGTTCCAGAAGTGTTAGTAAATTTAGCATTTGCGTTGTTGTCAACTACAATACTGCCAATGGTATGAGTTCCAGAACCTCCTGTAAATGTACCGCCAGTTTTAACATTTAATCCTGCACCATCTGTTTTACCAGAACCTAAACTTATTGCCGAAGAATTACAAGTTAATGTTGCTTGGTCTGCACCACCACTGTCTGGTCCTATTGTTGTAGTTCCTGTTACTGTAAGTGCGTAATTATTATCGCTACTTGTCGAAAGTGTTCCTGCCGATATTGTAAGATTACCATTAACCGTCATTGCTCCACCCAATACAAACGTGGCCGCACCGTTAAATTGCAGATTTCTTAATTCTGTAGATGCTGCTATATGGTTAGTTCCAACTAAAAGTGTAGCTCCGCTTCCTAAGGTAAAAATTAAAGTTCCAGTTCCACCTACAAATGTGACTGTATTGTTTCCAATATCTAAAGCTCTACCACTACCATTTTCACCAGCAATCGTAAGGTCATGGTCATTCATGCTAAAACTACCGTTACTTTGAATTTGTAATGAATTTATAGTTCTATCACCATCTAATACACAATCGTTAATGCTTGATGTATCTGGTATAATTACATCATCTGAGGATGTGGGTACTGACCCTGTACTCCAATTAGCTGCTGTTGCGAAATCAGTAGAACTAGAACCGTCCCAAGTAACTACTGCCATTCACTAAACTTGCTCCGCATAGACAATAACAGTCAAATCTGCGCCATTGCCTGTAGCCCTTACACATAGATGTTTCAAAGCTGTTGTAGAGATTGCCTTCAATGCATTACTGCTAGTTCCAACAGATATGTCATCACCAACTTGTGTCCAATCAGAACCACCTTCTGTTGATGGCTCATCTTTTAATGAACCATAAACTTTAGCTACTCCTGCTGTTGAACCGTCACTATTGAATATCTGTATAGCATATCTATTGTAAAGAGCTGCATCAAACTTATCTAAGACTGTCGTTTCAGAGCCTCCCACAGCAGTCTCCGTATTGGAGAACGTCATTGCTGTGCGAACTCTGTCTAGTCTTTTGCTTGTTCTGACGACAGTAGATGCCATCAGTCAGCCTTCCCTTTCTTGGCCTTCTTTAGACCTTTCTTAGGTTTAGCTACTTCTTTTTTGGCTTTGGTTTTTGCTTTGGACTTAGGAGGTCTGCCCCTAGACTTAGGAGGTTTGACGTGAGTCTTAATCCCAGCCCCAACTTTTGGGGTATTGCCTTCTGCAATAACAAAGTCCCTTTGCGTTTCGAGTTCTTTAGCGAGTCCTTCGCTTTCAATCTCAACGGTTTCATTGGGTCTGAAAGCAATCCAACGCCCATTAGGTAACCTACGCCTAGTGAACCTAGTGCCAGTGTATTTGATGTTGACCATTTAATTAGTCCTCCAAACACTCTAAGCCGTTAAGTCTCGGATACTTCCGCTTGTGCTTCTCTTGTATGCTACTAGTTCTCCAGCAGTTATGAATGCGTATTCTCTGCTTAGAACTTGTCTTACAGCCAAATTAGTGTTGTCGACATAGGTTGTTGGTGCTGCAACTCTCATTGCTAAGCTTGCCATGTCTAACATATATAATCTAGATGCTCCATCTTTTGGAACGTGTTGAGATAGGAATATTGGTATTCCATCGTATGCACCGACTCTAGAATCAAAGTTGAAACCTGCTTCTCCAGTAACTCCGTTCTGGTTAGCAGCTCCTGCTCCTGCTAAGTCAAACTTGAATGCTCCGTTTGTTCCTTGCATCAAAGCTTTTAGATTCTGATATGTGTCGTATCCAGTTAGCATAACTAAATCATTGTAGTTTGCACCATTTTCTAATAATGCTGCAATCATTGTGTCAAGGTCATCTAATGCCAATGCGTTGTTAGTTCCGTCATCGGTAAAGTGTGTGTGACCTGCATCAAAGAAAGCGTTAGATGAAATATCTAATCCATACATATCACAGTCATCTTGACTATTAGATGGAGATTGTGCATCTGTTACATAAGCTAAGGTAGCTGTTACACGGTCTAAGGATTCCATGTTGTTTCCTGCTTGACCTGCTCCAGTTGCTCCGTCACTGTTTGCTTCTACAGATTTTGTTAGCATATCATCAAGGAAGAAAGCGTGTGCTTCTCCTTGTTCTTTTCTCATGAAAGCTGCTAAGTTGCCAAGTCCGTCATCTGCTTCAGATAGGATTTCAGCTTTTGAGGACATTTGCCAAGGAGTTACAACTTCTTTCAAAGTTAGTGTAATCTCTTTTAGCTCTGGGTGGTCAGTTTCTGGGAAAGCTCCGCCTTCTGCTACTCCAGCAGTTGTTGCGTGACGTGCTGTCAATGCTCTGAAACCAGACTGTGTCCATGCTTCTTTCTTCAAAAGTTTAAAAACTTCTGACTTAGTATTTAGCTGATTGAATACTTTTGCCCCGAAGACGGTGTTTAATCCTTCTGCTAGGCCACTGGTATCAATGTTGTCATCAGCTTTACTAATGCCGTACCTCTTGGATATTCCAAGTGTTCCGCCGTAATAGGCGTTTACATATTCTTCGAAACTCATTCCTGCCATATTTAGTTTTCTCCTACTATTTCTTCAAGCTCATCCCAAGACTTGGACATTTTGTTCCAGTCTATGGAAGTTGCTTTTGGAGCGTCAGTTGCTGGTGCAGGTGTAACCTTTGAACCAGCATATACGGAAATTCCGTATTTCTTAAGTGATTTCATAACGACATCTAAGGAAGGTTCGGACTCTTTCTTTTTGTCCTCGTGTTCTTCTTTCTCTTCTTCTTCCTTTTCTTCGTGTTCTTCTTTTTCTTCGTCTTCAGGTTTTCTTAACTCTTCGACTTTTGCGTGAAGGGCTTTGATTTCCTCAGCCATTCTCTTCATGTCGTAGTGTTCGTCTTTTTCCTCTTCTTCGTGTTCACCTTTCTCTGCTTCCTCTTCTACTATATCAGGTAGCTCATCTGGTGACACTACTTCAACTGTAACTTCTTCAGATTTGACTTCTTCTACAGTCTCGTCTGCTTTTTCGGTGCTGCAATCGCAGTCCTCTGCCTTTGTAGTCATAGTCTCTATTTTGTTAGTTTCATTTATAAAGTTATTGTAATTGTCGGCTTTTACTATTCTTTCGTCATCATGACTTTCTATTAATGCAAACTCATACGCTTCTAATGCACCATCATGAGGTTCGTAATCTCCCTCCATTAATGCAGGCCCATCTCTTGTAATCATCCAGTGATAACCTTTAGGTGGTTTTGCAATAACTGTTTTTCCGTTATCTTTCTTAGTAGATTTAGGATGGTCCTTTGGAAGTAAATCATAATCTGTTGTGTATTTAGGATTTGCAGGTCTGCCTGATTTTAATAATTTAAGAAAGGCTTTGACCCTTGCTACGGCCCACTGGTCTCTACTTGATACGCTAGGTCTATGACTAGTGGAAAAAGCTCCTGCACCTCTACGAAATACAGACTTTAACGCTCCGAGATTTGCTTTCTTTGCAGGGTCATCGCCAACATCTTCATTATGTTTGTCTCTTAAATTTTCTAATGTCTTAATGTTTGCTTCACTTAATTTAATTCCACCACGCTCTCCACTTGCACTGCCTGCTGGATTCTTGTCACTGCCCGTTCTTTGCTCACTGGGTTTAGCTGGCTCACCAGCATGGCGGCTTTTGGCCAATGCAACGTCAGTAACGGTCGCTTCTATGTTAGCTGGGTTGTCACCTACCCAAGACACAGACCAAAGCCCCAAATCGTTTATTTTGTTAAAGCAAGTATTAGCTCCATCAGGACATACTAAATCCTGAGATATTGTTTCTCCCCTAATACTACTGCCACCGTTTTTACCAAAGTCTTGAATCTCTTCCCAGACTTTGTTATGCATTTCTAATTGATTGTGAATACCATACTTGACTTTGATTTTACCATTATCTATTTTGTAAGCCAATGGTAGACCAATAGGAATCTCTTCATGTTGATAAGAATAGATTCCGTACTTCATGTAGAAATCCATTGACTCTTCTAATACTTCTGTAGGAATCAAATCGTTTTGTTTATCTATGATTGGTGAGTTAATGTATGTCTCCATTACTCTATCATTGTACCATTCCTTTCGATAAACTTTCCAGTCACTGGATTTGGCTGACATAACTGGATTTAGTATCGCTACTATTTATTTGTAACTGTTATGTCGGCTTTGGCAGTTTAAAGCACCATCAGGTACTGCCAGACCTATTAACTTGCTTACAACTTGCCGAGTTGCTCTTTCTCGTAACAATCATTACACACTTGGTCTGTGCAGTGATTTGACATTGTGTCGTACATATCACATTTAATGTAACGACGACTTCTGCCAAGAGATAGGACTGCGGAGCCAATGTCAAATTTAGTCCAATGCTGTTTGCAAAAGATACACAATTCTAATGGCACATCCCATTCACTTAGTTCAGCGGTTATTTTCTCACCTCCTTTGTTTTTGTCACGGCTTGTTTATTCATATTAGAATCCTAATTCCTTTCTAGTTATCATCTTTCCTTTTATCATATACTTATCACAGTTAGGACAAACCCTTGCTGTATTTCTTCCATAGTTAAACCAACACTTACCTAATGCTTCTCCGCAATCTAGACAACTGCCCCAATGATGTTTACTCATTATCCTCCCTTTCGTAAAGACTTTCTTCCTCTCTAAACCCACTAGGTTCCCACTCAACTATTCCATCTCCTCCATTATAGCCCAAGTAGTATACTGGTTCTTCGTAGATTGTTACTCTTTCAATTGCCACAATGTCTGGATGCATACCTTGTTTGCATTCCTTTGCCAATTTCTGAGCTTTTCTCCATTCCTTTCCATAAAGGAAATCTAAATCTTGCCCCCATTCTTCTCCTCTGTGTATAGTGTATTCTATGTATTTTCTCATTTAGAACCTCATTGATTTGCCTTTTTTCATTGGGCCTCTTGCATTTGGCCTTTTACAATATTCATTGTGCCATTGTGATAATCCTGCCCAGCCACCTAGTGGATTCTCACAGGCATAACATACCTTTCTTTTCTTTGCGTCGATTTGTGCCGATTTGATTGTTGAGTTTTGTTTGCTCATAGAATCCCAGACGCTAGGGTTATATAAAGACTTTCGCTGTAATTTGTGCTTAAAATCGTAAAAGTTAGCTTTGTGTAGGTTTATAGAACCCTACGATAGGTTCTCAATAAAGAACTCTGCAACCCTACGTCTGTTGTTCTCAAAAGCTGGTCTCATGAATGGTTTCGGACCGCCATTGGGACCAGTGCCTTCTGGTGAACCATATTCTACATGAGGTGCATATTCTACATTCGTACCAATTACTTTTACCAGAAACTCTCTTTTGACGTTAATAGAGGCACGTAAGCGGCCTGTATCTACTGGGACAATACGTTGGGCCTCCAGAGACATTGCGTCTGCTGTATCATCCAATGCTGCATCCATCACTTGCGGATGCTCTTCTGCTATCTTTTGTAAAGTAGATTTGAATTTGTCTCCGCCTTTAATTTTAATTCCCATCAGTATCCTAGAACTTCATCAACCGAAGCATCGCCATACTTCTCTTTCCACTTCTTCTTAATTACCTTTTCACCTTGCTTAAACATTGCTACACGCCGTCTCTTTGCCATCTGTTCTCTAGCTACTCTTTCTCCTTGTTTCCAAGACAACTCATTTGTGCAAGCCTGACAAAATCCATTACTTAGGATATGTACAGACATTGGGCCAGCTCTACATTTTTTACAACTACTCATCTTTCTTCTTTCCGTTTCCGTGATGACCATACTTTGCATTACAAATATGAATCTTAATATGGTCTGGCATTCTGCTCATGGTACTCTCGTTAATACTGTTCTTTGATTTGGATGCAACAACGAGTTCCCCCGAAGGGTAAATCCATAGGTAGCGCCAACTCTCTGTTGAAGAGCTATGAGGTCATCAAGTAACATTCCTTCAGAAGGTATTTGACTGCCTATGTCTTTATGTGCCGCACAAGTCCTTGCACCCGATGCAACAACTAGTGTGTATCTAAAAGGTTTTTTGCGTACCTTTTCTTGCTTCTGATATGACGCTAATCTACCTTCATTACTAACGTTAATCATCTCTGTTCTAGCAATTCTAGTAAGTTTGTAAGTTTCTTGATTTATTACTTTTTGCATTTCTGCTACAGTGTTAGGAATACTACGACCCTGAACAATAGAATCTGCAACAACTTGATTTAATTTTGTAGAAAGAATCGTAGACAATTCATTGTAGTTATTTGTTTGCACACTATTGCTTTGCAAAGCCCTAATTGCGTCATCATCAACTTGGTCAAAATCTATTTGAAATCTGTCTTCTTTAAATACTAAACTTGTTGTTTCTTGTTTTTTAACGCTGTTTTCCCCTGCTTTTTTGTTATCTGCTGCATTTATTTGACGAACTCTAGCTCTTGCCCAAGAATATCCTGCATCTCCGCCCCAAAGTAGATGTGCAACATATCCTGCACTTGGATTATTTTCATTGCCCCAATCCTTGCCTTCTCTGTCTGATTGATGTCTATCAAAAAAAGCTTTCATTCTTTTACAAGTCTTAGGTGATAAGTTTACTCTGTTCTTAATATCTCTAGCTCTTGCGACTCCTACTTCTGTTCCGCCTCTACCAAATTCTCTACGATATTCTAATCCTTTAGCTGCTTCATCTGCCATAGCTTTTGTAGGTTTAAAATTAATGTGTGAATATTTGTCTTGTTTCTCTAATACTTTTACTCTATCTTCAGCAGCAGCAGATTTAAATCCATGTAAATATGCATCTCGCATTTCATCATTTACTAAATCTTTTAAATCTTTTACCAAGCCAATCATAATCATTGGCAGCAGTTCATTTATTTCAGAATATGTTTTGGCAGACCTAAGTCTGTTTACTTCTCGTTTGATAGTAACTGCTAAGTTTCTATCTAAGGCTGATACAAGTCTGCTTGTTCTTTTTGCTCCTCTTCCGCCTGAGACGTTGGCAAACTTCCTAAGTCTGTTTCTGGTAATATTAATTCTCCTTCTTCATCTAAATCTACAGTGATTCCTACGCCTTGGAATGCAGCAATTACATCTGCTTTAGTTCTTAAGTTTGCTAAATGTTGTTGCTCATTACGTTCATCAATGTCATTAAACACAACTTCCCAATCTGTTATCTTAAGAATATCTAATAGCGGTTGAAAAAATCCTTTGACTAAAACATTCTGTGTTTCTGTTATTGTTCTGTCCATCATAGACAACTGCTCACCTTCTGCATTTAATCCGCCTACTCCAGATACATCCCCAACTGCCAATGGCATAATTCCATAAGCTGAATTAATATCTTGATTTATCTTTTCCATGTAAGGAATCATACCAGCCTCTCCTTGACTTGGCATAATTGTAACAAACTTAGCTCCCGATTGCCCTTCACCAGAAGATATAATTGGTACAAAATTAGGGTTGCGTCTAGTTTCTTCTGCTATATACTCACCTAATCTGTTAAGTGCAGTTTCATCTAGATTAGGAATATCTAAGAAACCTTTAGGTGGTCTTTCTAATCTAAATAATTTATTCTGATAGTTTTCTATTGCCAATGCAGTTTCTATCTTTTTACTTAATCCTATAATTGGCGATTCTCCATACAATCTAGCTGTAGAACTGTATTTGTTAAAGTGTATAATCTCATCTCTTGCAAACGGAATGTCTCCTTCTGCATCTTCAAATGTGTATGCAATCGGAACTAGTTTAGTTCCACACTCTGCACAAGCTGAACCATTCATTCCTTTTCTACAAGTAGGACAGAATTTGTTATCCATTTGAAACTTACCAAATCTATCTGTATTGTATCTCATTTGTTTAGAATCTTCAACCCATATTTGAGATACTTGCTTTCCTAAAATATTGCCTGATTCATCTTTGACATAATCATAAACTACAGATGCCCAAGCATCGTCAAACACTTCAAGCTGTCTTATCAATGCTTTACAAAACTCTTCACCCGTAATATCGCTGTCTCCATTACTTGGGTCTTTCAATAACTTTTCTAAAACTATTTTTTGGTCTTCACTAGGATTCTCAACTGTTTGCTCTAACCTGTATCCTTTAGCAACGGTCTGCGATGCAACTCGATTTATGACTGTTTGTAAATGTGAATAATTTGTTGCTAAATCTTCTAGATGATGTAGATTGTAAATTGGGTCAATACGCATTGGTCCTGTACTTCCCATTGCTGGAGCCATATCGTAGACTGGTGTCCTAGCTTCTTTCTCTAAATTACCTTCTAAATACTTTTGTAAATTTGAGGTTTGTTTTGGCTTGCTCCTAAATCTGTCAAAAAATCCCATGCTACCAGTCTGGGTCAGACCTCTTAGCTCTAATAAGCCTTTCTCTATTATCGGCTTGATATATGTAACTTTTAATTGCAGGCTCTAGGAATTTAGCGACAGTGACTCCATGCGTTTTAGCTAATACTTTTACATCTTCTCTGATTCGGTTGTCAATGCCTTTTAATTCGAGGCGAGCCATTATGATGACAAGCCCTCTACTATTTGAAAGTTGAAAAAATTCTCATGGATATTTTTGGACCAAGAACTTGTCATCGGTATTGACTATGGCCACTGCCCTTTATATATTTTGTTAATCCTCTTGCGACCAAGTATAATAGGTCTCTTCAGCTTTCTCTCTCATCTTCTGAACTGCCTTTGATGATTGATGCATTTTAAGTTTGTTTTGTATTCTTCTACGACTTCTTTGAATTGATTCATCGCAAGGTGCATAATGTAACAAATCATACAAATCAGATAAGAATTTATCTTCTTCACAAAGTCTACCTTTAGAACTTGTAGCTCTGTAAAACTCTTGAAGAACTGAGTAATACAGGAACTTAGTATTGTCTCTGCAAACTTCATGTTCTTTCAAATGACGGAATACTAAATCTTCTACTTTATTCAGCTTCTTTGTTAAACCCATCTTTGATGTCCTCCTTTATTTGATTCTGCCATTCTTTTGTTGTTAACACTTCTATTCCTCGCATACTAAACATCTCCATCCTGATTCCATATGAACCTTGGGACTGTAGCATTCATCGCAACGATATAAAACTAACTGCATTCTTCACCTCTCTCTTTTTTGCGTTTGATAAATTCAGCATAAGCTTTTGCAAATGCTTTGTCATCTGGTATAAATGTGATTACTGTTGTCTTACCCATTTAGTTCACCTTAGCATCTTTAACTTCTTGTTCCCAAATATATTCTTGCTCTTGCCTAACCATTAGGATTTCAGAGTATTCCCATTCAATCCACTCTGCTAATGCGTGAACATCAACAACCTTTTGAAATTCATCAAAAGATATGTGTTCCATGTCAGTTTCATACTGAAACATTGTAATTGCCTCCCTCAATTGAGGTGCTGTAAGCTTAGACCAGAAGGTGTTGTTGTTTTCCATTTATTTCATCTCCACGAGTATTTGTCTGACGCATTTTGCCGTTACATCTTTTAAACATTCTGAAAAATCTGCTCCGCAAATTCGACAGTTGTTGCTTGCTATTTTAGTTGTTGAGTTATTTTTGCTCATACTATACTAGTTTGGTAAGCATATATAAGCTTTTACCATATGTTTTGTGCTTAGGCCTGTTTTTTCTAGAGGTAAATCAGATTCCGAAAGCATATATAATTACAGCCTTTTTAGAGTCGCAAGTGAGTACAAGGCCCAAGCAATCATTGTAATCAAAACTGCCATTAGAAATCCTGTAATTATTTCAAGAACGATTTCCAACCATGTCTCCTACTATCGGCGTATAGATAGATTCTGTTTTACATTTGTAGCAATCAACCACAGGTCTGCCGTTCTTTTTATTTTCTTCACTAAACATAAAATGATATTTTTCTAAATGACGGTGTTCTTCTTCCCAACGCTCTCCGCAAACAAAGCAATCAAATCTCCACCTCAATCAATCAACTCCATACACTTTTTACAAGATATATACTTGTTATCCCTAGTTAACATTCTTCTATATTCTTGCACAGTGCAACTGTATCCGCATAACGTCATTCTTGGAGTTTGACTTGCTATATGTCGCTTCATCAATCTATCGTAATAACGGACCCTTGAAAACAGTTGTTGATGTCAGATACACCGTGTTTAAGCTTAACATAGCAATGC